TATAAATAGAACTAATGCCAGTCTCACTCTTCACAACACTTGAAAAAGAATTCAACTCCACGGGGTTTGAAAAGCGTTCGATTGAGGCAAAGGATTGGTTCATTCAGAGAGTAAAGGAGCTAAATGGCAGAATCAATCGGAAGGCACTCCTCAATGACGATAAGGTGCAACAGCGTTCAAAGGCAATTTGGGGCAATATGTACATGTTTGCCTATGATCCTAAGTTCAAAGAGGAACTTCCGTATTACGATAGATTTCCGTTGGTTTTAGTAATCGGTCCCGCGACCGGAGGTTTCCTTGGTCTCAACCTACACTACCTACATCCAAAGATTCGTGCCAAGTTCTTAGATAAACTACTTGGAACCATCACCGATGATAAACTTACCGAAAGAACACGCCTCAAGATTCGTTATAGCCTCCTTGTAAGTGTTAGAAGACTCCGTGAATTTGCACCCTGCCTTAAGCACTATCTTACGGGTCATATGAAAACCCGCCCATCTCAGGTATTTGCACCCGATTGGGAAACAGCAATCTTCCTACCAACCGAACACTTTAAGGGTGGCACAAAGACTCAGATTTGGTTGGACTCTCGCAAACAGTATTCCGCGCGATAATTCACATGGCCAATCTAATCGACAATGTTCTGGGTAACAGTATTGAGAATCTAAAGAGCTCAATTGTAAAGCACGGCGGTGTTGCGCAGGAGAATCGTTTTGCGGTGTATATGACTCCGCCCGAACAGACGCTGTTCAATCTTGATTTAAATGCAATTATTACTGGTGCCTTATCGGGTACCTTTAATGTTCGTTCTTTAATTAACGATCCTCGTGATATTGCAATTCTCTGTGAATCGTGCACGCTTCCTGGAAGACAGATTCTGACAGCCGACTATCAATCCATAAAGCAATCGGTTAAAATTCCCTATGGATTCATTAACGAGGATGTTACCTTTACATTTTTATTGACCAACGATTATTACATCAAGAAGATTTTCGACCGTTGGTCGGATCAGATCATTGGCTACAATAACTACCGTGCAAATTATCTTGTCAATTACGTTACCGATGTAACTATTGTTCAGCTCAATAAGAAGAACCTTCCTATCTACAAGGTCGTCCTTCATAATGCGTATCCGGTGACATTTAATCCGATCACATTGGACAACAATGCAGAAAATACCGCACAGAAATTTAGTGTTACATTAACATACGAGAATTTCTTTGTTGATAGGGCACCAACTGTAAGAGCCGGGTCCGATTTTGGAATACCATATACTGTAAGAGAAAATGTTGATCTGCCAACTACCATTTCACCGAACATTTCCGGTCTTGCTTGATTCATAACTAAACCATAATTATATGCCACTGCCAATCATTGAAACTCCAAAGTATGAAACCAAACTTCCTTCCACAGGAAAGAAGATTCAGTATCGTCCATACCTAGTAAAAGAAGAAAAGATGCTGATGATTGCCCTTGAATCGGGCGATCAGAAGCAGATCATTCAAGCGGTAAAGGACACCATTAATTCTTGCACACTCGGTAAACTTGATGCAAATACATTACCCATCTTCGACATGGAGTATATGTTCCTTCGGATTCGTTCTAAATCGGTTGGTGAAATTTCCAAGTTAAACCTTAAGTGTGAAAAGTGTGAGAATACCACCAAGGTCGAAGTTAATCTTGATGAGATTGTTATTGACACGAAAAACCTTCCAAGCAATAAGATTCAACTCACCGATTCAATCGGAGTCATTCTAAATTGGCCACGTGTCGATCTAATTGCTGAACTTTCCGAGGATAATACAACCAATACACAAAGCACTTCAAAACTTGCATTTGATGTAATCCTCGGTTGTATTGACTCCATCTACGATGAGAAACAATCATATCCAGCTTCCGAACAGACAAGAGAAGAGCTCAACCAATTTATCGAATCTCTGAACCAGGAGCAGTTCCTTAAGATTCAAAAGTTCATTGAGGCAATGCCGAAACTCCAACACACCGTTGAATTTGATTGCGCTCATTGTAAGGAAAAGAATTCGCTCCTCATTAAAGGGATCCAGAATTTTTTCTCATCTCCCTCTCTCATGACAGTCTCGTAAATCATTACCAGACCAATTTTGCCCTAATGCAACATCATAAGTACAGTCTCACCGAATTGGACAATATGATGCCTTGGGAGAGGGAAATCTACGTGGCTCTTCTTGTTGAACACATTAAAGAAGAAAACGAAAGAGCCAAGAAAAAAATTAACAAGTAACCTATATGGCCGAATCACGCGATAAACAAGAACCGTTCAAAGAGATGATCCTAGAACTAAGGATCTCGAATGTAACCCTTGGCAAAATTGAACAGAACACTCTGAATACCGCCGACCTATCACTTGAGTCAGCCTCTGGTATGGAGTCATTTGTTTCGGAGATAAAACTATTACGCGAGGATCTAACCAAAAATTATAAACCCATAAAGGGAAATAAAAAAGAGGAAACTTTAAGCGCAAAGGATAGTTCAAACCTCTACATTATCTCCAAGGAAACTGCTTCCACCGCCTTTCATACATTCAATATGATTGGAATCCTTGAGGGAACATATAGCCTTACTAAGGATATTCTTGCCTCTCTTCAGACGAACCGACTTGCCGATGCAGAACAACGTCTCGAAGACAAAAAGGCAAGAGAAAACCAAACCAATCTAAAACCCGGAGGCACCAATCAACCTCGGCTTGAGGGTGGTCTGGGTTCATTAACTAAATTAGGAATACTCGGCGCCTTAGCGGGAATTGCAGGATTGGTTGTTGGTTTTGTTTCGGGTCTTGTCGAAACGATTGGTACCTATTTTACAACGATTAAAATGGGAATTCAAAAGATTTTCAGCGTTACCGGTATCACTAAAATACTTGAGGGAATCTTTCTTAAGATCAAAACTTTCCTTCAGGAAAGTACAATAGTGAAAACAATAACGAATTTTTTTAAGCCCATTGAACAGTTTTTTACGGGTTTAGCAACTGAAAGCAAATTGATTAAAGGTATCCAGACCATGTGGCCAAAGGTCAAAGGCTTCTTTGAACCAATCAAAAACATTTTTACATTTTTAATTTCAAAGGTGGGTCTTTTAGGTTCTATCATTCCTGGTTTAGGGACGGTCGGTTCTCTTTTTGCCAATTTAAAAACTATTTTTGGTACGCTTTCTAAATTAGGTAAATTTTTAGGTGGTCCTATCGTAACTGCGGTCATTCAAGGTGCACTTTCATTGTTCGAAGGATTTAAGGTATTCCAAAAAACGGGCGACATTGGAAAAGCACTGGAAGTCGGTGCGGTGGGATTCATTAATGCTTTTACTGGCAATATCCTCGACCTATTAAAGAGTGTCGTTTCGTGGATCGCTGGAGCACTTGGATTCGAGGGTATAGAAAAAGCACTTGATTCATTTAGCTTCTCCGACATTATTGCAGAATTCTTCCGTAGATTCATTAAGACCGGGCAGGATGCCTTCGAACAGTTTTTCCAAAATTTCGTTGATATATTCGGTGACATTGGAAATGCAATAAGCAATGGTGATATTATGGGAACCGTTGGTGAAATCTTTAGAGGTTTCATGAAAACACTGGTTGCACTCCCTCTCGATATAGTAAAAGGTTTTGTTGCATCTGCTGCTGGAGCTCTTGGAGCAAATGATATTGAAAAATCAATTCGCAGTGTTAGCTTTGCCAAAATGTTCGGTGGAACTGTTACACAGACGGGAGCCGAAACAGATTCATCCAATAAGAGCATCCTCGGTGCCGCTGGTGATACAACCGATGTAAAGCGTAAACAAAAAGAAGCCGCAAAAGAGTTAAGAAAAGCCGAAAAGGGTATTGGTGAAAGCGCTAGTGATACCGCAAAAGAGTTAATTCCGGCAGCCAATGACATCATCGACAAAGGTAAAGCACTCCTTGGTATCTCTGGAGATGCAAACGAAGGTTTCATGGATATGTTGTTTAAATCATACAACGAAAATGTAGGCACTACCGTAAGCAACATTACGCCCAACCCTTCTACAATCGGTTCCGACATTGCGGCAATTCAAAGCGATACAGCAAATGCAAATATGGCAGCCTCGATTATGCCTGTTGAAATGTCTTCGGGCGGCGGTGGCGGTAACAGTAATGTATCCCATAGCAATACTTCCGTCACTTACCAGAACAATAACATTCCCGATAGAACTTCTTGGATGCTCCGTCCGATCTTTGGTGGTATGTAACTAAAAGAGGGTCCCCTTTCGAGGACCCTCTCATCATAATATAAAGATCAAGTCGATACGGATTAGTCTTCCTTTGCTAGCTTGGCAAAGTAACTAAGGGTGTCCCCTGTATCTTCTTCATCATCGCTGCCTGCCTCAACAGGCTTAAATGCTTCTCTTGGAGCAGCCGCTTCAACAGTGGCCTTTCTTGGAGCCGGTTGGGATTCGCTCAATTCAACCGCTTCCGCAGTTGTAAGGACCTGACCTTCTTCACCGAGAACTTCATACAATTTACGTTTGAGTTCGGCGTATGACTTGTAGTTCTTAGGATCAACAAAGTCCTTGAGTGCGTGCATTGAGTTGTAGATGGCTTCCAACTTAGCTTCATCTCCACCGAAGAGAGGAGCCGCAGGAGCAAACTCTGATTTGTCGTAGTTTCGGTAACCCTCAACATTACGAATCTTGAGCTTAAAATCGGCACCCGACCAGAAGTCGAATGGATTCACTGGCTTCTCATCTTGGAAGGCTGGTTGCATTACATCCAGCATCTTATCGAAGATTTTCTTGCCGAATTTATAGAGGAATACCTTACCTTCGTTGGCTGGATTTGCTGGGTCTGAAATCACGAGGATGTTTGAAACATAGTGAAGACGGCGTTTCTGAGCGCGGGCGACTTCCTTATCCTTCTCATCACCAGAATTCCAGAGCTTGGAATTGAGTTCACCGACCGGGTCTTGCTGACCAATCGAACTGAGAGAGTTCTCAATGTACCAACGACCAGTTGGACCCTTGAAGCCATGGTCCCAGTAACGGACCCACGGGAGTTCCTCACCAGCCTTAGCCGGAAGGAAACGAATAACGGCATAACCGTTACCAGCTTTATCTACGATTGGAGCCCAGATGCGGTCGTCCGTGTAGGATTTCTTCTCGCCGCCACCGGCGACTTTTTGAGCAGCCGCTGTGAGGCTACTGATTGCATTATTGCGATTATTTTTGAGTGCTGCGAATGACATAGTATTTGAGTATGGTTGTATGGTTGACGTATATGATAATATCCTTTATTCCCTATTTGTAAACCTCAAAAGTACGATTTCACGCAACTTTTTTATGTCTACCTTCTGTTTTAGGAATGGCTTGAACTTTAGAACTTTCTTGGAAAACTCGGGCCATAGAATGGTCTCCGTAATCTTTGAGCGTTTCATAAAGCCCACCATAATGTCGAGAACTACCAAGGTTTCAAGCTCAATAGTTTTGTCCATCACCAATGTCGCAATTCGTGGATGAGCTCCATTCTCCGACTTAAATAAGTCATCAAATGCAAGCCCATTACCCTTACAATGCTCCACCAGTCTGTCTACTTGATCGCCAAAGAAATAACTCATTGACTCTATCCGTTTGAGATAGAACTTGTAGTTATCGTCTGCCGATTGTTCAACTAGATTGCCTGCCCAGCACTTACCCGTATCCAAGGATGCAAAGTTCGCAACCAGGAAGTCAATCAAAATTCGTTTGTCGGGATACTTCTTGGCCAACTTAGCAAAGAAGTATTTGTCCTTACGTTGAAAGAACGACTTCTGGGTCGCAGAAGTCTTAAAACTATATTTGAGTGCGTCATAAGAATCGCTCTCAAAATGTAGTTTAACACTATTATATATCAAATATGAGTCCCAGGGCTGCATTTTAGTTTATCAATTTCTTGTTTAATATGATCCCTTAGTCTACATTCAAGGTTAATGATTTGATTGGCGATGTAGTGTTTAAGAGTGGTCTCATAGGAATTACTGCACTCCTTAACAGACATCTGCTCCAAAACCGGAACATGATTTTTTAGAACGGATTCGGCAATCTTTTCCACATACTTATCCAAGGGGTATATACCCGAAACTGTTCCTCTTGTGGCTTGAACTTGAATATGATCCTCGCTATAGGTAATACGTTGCGTGGTTGTTGAATTCCACGTGGAGGGAAACGAAAGACTATTAGCTCCAACAGAATATAGCGATGAGGCGCCGTTAGCCCAATCATTGGTGCTCTGAATCGCCGGCGACTGAACTGCAACGGCTGGAGGCTCTTCCTTTACAGGCTTGGGCTTCGGCTTAGGATATAGCTCTTCAAGCTTTTCAATGAGACTGTCACTGATTGTATTCATATTACATGAAGGAATCTAATGAGTTGCTTTTGGGTAATAGATTGCGCGTCATTGCTTCGGCTTCAATCTTTGATTTAATGACGGGAGAGATGAGTTTACCAATGTCCAATGGGTCGATTTGCTTCTCTTCACAATAATGAAGAACTGCTTCCATATAGGTCATCTTTTCATCAATAACCAATTTTTCAATGATGGTTGCAAGACTTTGTTTCGTGAGGATATTATCGAGGAGCATGGTGTTATTAACGGTGAAGTTCTACGCGTTGGATACGGTAGTTGGCAACCTCTTCAGGAAGGTTCATGTCCTTTACAATTTTGGCACGTTCGGGAGAATTGTCGGTTTCATAGTAGTACATGATACCATATACAAAATGGCTGTTCTTGTACTTATTAAAGTTGAGGAGCTTTTCAATCTGCGCCTCAAACGGCATGTCCGAATAGAATTTCGGTGACGGATTCATGTCGCTCTTGACTTCAAGAGGATACAATTCATTCAGTTTATCCAAGACGGATTTCTTGCTTCCGATGATGACGGTACTCATACGAGCAATCGCCATTACATCTATTGGTTCTTTTTCAGGAGTGTCCATAGTTTTTTAGATTGATACTAACTTGTACTTCTTACCGTCAATCTCGACGACCTTGCCTTCACACGAGGGCTTGGGTTTGATGTACTCGTTAAATTCTTCTTTGGTCATTTCTGCACCATTAACATACCAGTCTTTATCTCCGTCGGCATATTCAATAGCAGGACCATCTAAGCGATGACGTTCACCATCAACATACCATTCTTTATCACCATCGGCGTATTCGCAAGCAGGACCATCTAACCGATGTAATTTATTATTCACCCACCATTCTTTATCACCATTACCACCTTCTAGAGCGGGTCCGTCTAGGCGATGGCGTTCATCTTTATCGTTGAACCATTGAATGTTTTTATCACAGTCGACCGTTACTTTGTAAGTTTGCATAATTTTAAAGGATTCTGAGGAGCACAATGTCACCATTGATGCGCCCATTTGGTTTTGCAATCTTAGTGGTGAGTTGAGTCCACGCTTTTTCGAGTTGTTTCTCTGTGCTTCCGACGGCAATAGGAATGAATTCATCGGGCTTGCGGAGACGAATGCAGCGGGAAGACACCTCATCATAGTTCTGGATAGTGGTACCCTTGATAGTAAACCCAGTAGTCACCGTGCAAACATAGTCAAACAGTACCCGGGTCTTCACATTAAAGGCAAGGAGGCGATAGGCTCCCACAATCCGAATAGGATTGATGGAGGTAATCTTAAACTCCTCACTGTGCTTGAGGTACTGGAGCTTGGCAATCTGCTTTGTGGCAGCCGTGGGTTTCTTCTCACGTGGAGCCTTTGCCGCTTTGACACTCGTCTTAAACATCGTTAGATCGTCGACCATCGATGATAGTGCATCAATACGTGCGAGCATCTGCTTCTTGGTATAACAGCTGTATGCTTCAGCAAGATACTCGCTGGCGCCGGTCTGGGCATCACTCATTTCCTTAAGTACGTCTTGAAGGTATTCTTCCACAAAGGTACACGCAGCCGCAGGGAGTTCATAGTGCTGCATTGATTTGTAGATGGATAAACACTTTACCTCATCACCCGACTTGCACCATTCATCCATAAGCAGCTCAAGGTCCATAATGATTGTCTTGTTGCACTTTGCCCGAAGACGATCCATGGGAGAAATACCACTTGGTTTTTCGGCTACGATAGTTTGCACGGTATCCTTTTGCTTTGTTTTCTTACCTTCGATGATGGCGTTTGCAATGGCTTCTTTTACAAAGATATCGCAGGGTTCAACCTTAGCCGCATCCTCGCGAAGTGTCTTAAGATACTCATTGATTCCAGGATGAATTGTTGGCATACCTTTATTGAGACACGTGCAAAGTGCACCGGTGGTCATACCAGGAAAGTAGTCGGGTGCAGCTTTTACTGCTGAAATGTCTTCCTTGGTATAGCCATTGTTACCCATCCATTCCAGAACGGCGGGCTTGGTGTCCTTTGCCGTTAGGTAATAGTTGTAGAAATTGAACAACCGAGAATACTCCTTCCAGAATTGTTCCACCGGCCAGGTCTCCCAACCATCCCAGATTGGTTCTTCGCCGGTATAACGAGAGTCGACCGCAGCAACGCCATTTCCCGACTTGCGCCCTTTCTTGCGGTTCTTTGCCGCAGCAGCTTTCAGAATGTGTTCGACAGACATATTAGAGGGTCTCGATAGAGGTAACGGAATCAACTCGGAACGAGCGCCAACCATCATTCTCAATGTCGTAGACGCGAACGGCATCTTCCGACAGATTCAGCTTCTTCTCACCCTTGGGCCAATGGTCCTCTGGAATAAAACGAGCATCCAGAGTTCCGCGGAGTGCCCGAGCCGTACCATCAACCTTAGTAAAGTTGATCAGTACCAGCTTATTATTTTGCAGCGTATCCTTGATTTCAACGTATGTGTATTTTTTCATTATGTAGATATATTAAAGTGAATTCAGTCAAATGTAAACAACAAAAGCATCGTTTCAAAGGAGCCTACTCAAAGAAGATTCTTTATAAAAGATAAACCACCATAAGTGGTCGTAATTGATCGATGATCTACTTCTGAGTGAAAGTAAGCTCTTTTGAAACGATGCTTTCAGAGGTTATTTATTACTTTAGGTTTTTGTAATCTGATATTAGGCCATTACTAGCCGATATTTCACACCATCTACCTCAACAAACTTACCTTCACAAGATGATTTTGGCTTGGGTTTAGTGTATTCGTTGAACTCTTTTTCGGTCATTTTTTTATCATCCACCCACCATGCTTTATAACCATTGGCACATTCAATAGCTGGTCCATCAAGGCGATGGAGTTTACCATCAATATACCATGATTTAGAGCCATCGGCACATTCAACAGCAGGACCATCAAGGCGATGACGTTCGCCATCAACATACCATTCTTTAGAGCCATTAGGCCATTCAAAAGCTGGACCATCAAGGCGATGAAGTTCCTCTTTATCGTTATACCAACGAATGTTTTTATTTTCGTCAACAGTTACTTTATAAGTTTGCATTTTATAGATTATTTAAGGTTTTTGTAGACCTTGGCCCAATAGGCTTCCAGATTCTTTTGCTTGGTGTCCGAAATCGGAGCCGCCACACGGCGCCAAGAACTACCGCCACCGTTCCAAATAAAACCAAGCTCTTTTTCGGTTGCTTTACGGTTCATGGTTTTTTCAATGTGTTTTGAGTAGAAATTCAGAACGCCTCTGGCGACCTCCCGAGAGGTAATTTCGTTGAACATGTCCTCGTGTTTGTAATTCTTACCGGTGATGCGGTTAAAGTCCTTGACCATCACATCATGAATCTGAAGGATTCCAAAGGCCTTACCGCTGTCACCGATGGCAGCAGCGTTACCGTTGCTTTCGGTACGAACCAGGGCTTCCACCAAGCGGTCGATATTTTGACCCGAAACAGTCGCGGTAAGAGCAAGAATTGCCAGGATATGTTTGACTTTCATTATGATACAATCATAAACAAAACCATGTAAAAGTAAATCAAATAGATTGTCCTAAGTGATTGATTAGCAACAACCGTTGTTTTTAGTTACGATCGAAGCCGGTGAAAGCCTGAACCATAGGGTTCCAACACACATCCATCTTCATCTGAGCAAATTCTAATTGAAAGGTCACCGTCCAAGTATTGAATCTTGGGTTGCTGAGTTTGCCTTTTCGAATGACGGTGGCCTTAACATCGTCACCCATAGAGTAAACAGTGATTATGTCGCCGACATTTGGATTTGGTACGTTATTCATTATGATACTATCCTACAACATTCCATCAAAAAGTAAATCAAATAGATTGTCCTAAGTGATTACCAATCAACAATCATTTAGAATTTGCACGAAAAACACCATCCCAGAGCGGTCCAGGATCGGCTTTTTCGAGGTCATCTATACGTTCTATCATCATGTCGTAGTAATCACTTAGAAAAGTCATATGTGATTTTAGATCAACGGCTAATGCACGTGCCTTGGTCCATTCTCTGGCACGGTAGAAATCGAGAAATTTGTCGTGGGAATCTGAATAGACGCGTGTACCCTTATCAAATACCGTATAAATCTTCACGCCTTCCTTCTTACCCTTTACCGCGATGCAATCAAGTTCCAGCGTGGGGTACACGTCCTTCACATATTCTCGGGTGATGGGACCAATTACAAATTTCACGCCGTACGGTTTCGACTGACCTTCCAGGCGAGAGGCAAGATTCACCGAATCTCCGAGGCAGGTATAGTCGAAGCGTTGAGTTGAGCCCATATTACCCACAACAACGGTACCAGTATTCACGCCAAGACCCATTCCGAATGCAGGAATACCTTCCTTCATTACCTCATCGTTAAATGCCTTGAGACTTCCCAGCATTGTAAGACCCGTTTCAACTGCGTGTAAAGCATGGTCTTTATCGTCGAGTGGTGCGTTCCAGAAAGCCATCTGAGCATCACCAATGTACTTATCCAGGGTCCCTTGACTGTCCAGAATGGCCTGTGTCATTGCCGTCATATACCGATTCATAATCTTTGTGAGACCCTGAACGTCTTTCCCGTAGTGTTCGGAGATTGCGGTAAAGCCACGAACATCGGTAAACATAATGGATAGTTCTCTTGACTCACCACCCAATTGTAGAAGGTCGGGATTCTTTTGCAGTTTCTCAACCATGGCCGGAGATAGGTACGTGCCAAACTGTTTCTTGATCTGCTGTTTTAATTTAAACTCCATGACGAACCGCATGAAGAGTGAACCTGCCCATACAAGGGATGACGTACCCACAATCCAGGTATAGTCCGCAAGGAGTCCTTTATCGAATAAATGAAAGCCGTAATAAACGGGAAGACATACGGCAATAAGATAGATGCCAAGATTCAAGGCATAGCCCAAAAAGGAGATTGCTCCGATTAGAATAAGTGCTGCGCCTACGCCGATTGCAATTTCATATAGATCAAACTCTGCTGGGCGTTCAAGTCGGTTACCATCGAGCAACATCTGAAGAGTCTGAAGGCTGAGTTCGTGTCCGTACGCCGTACCCAATGGAGTCGCAACGGTATTTGCAAGCCCCTCGGCCGTAAGGGCGATCACTACAATCTTGTCCTTCACGTGCCATTCATCATCGGTGTATGGAACTGATTTAAAGGTATATTTAAAATTGATCCAGACCCGACCATTGCCATCGGTCTTAATTGGAGAGGTACCCGGAACTCGAATGGCAGACACACCCGATTCTGTAACCTTGACCTGGAAGCTGGGTTGATCGCCAAAGACACGGAGAATTTCCAGTGGCATTGTGGGATACTTTTCCTTTTCAATCTGAATCATGAGCGGTAATCTACGCACCACACCATCAAGCTCCGGAGCCGTCAGCAACATACCCACGCCCGCGGAAGCCTCACCGATTTCCTTTAAAGGTCCGATCGCCGCTGGGTAATCAAATAGCCAGTCATCCGTGGTGCCGCCGATTGTTGCAACGCCTCTTGGAATTGGAACGCCCTTACCCTTTAATGAAGCTGATTGGCCTGTAATGACGGGCGACTGACTCAGCATCTCAACGAATTCTTTATCTCCACCCAAACGGTCGGGTTCCGCAAAAATGATGGGTAACACAACACCGGTGGCGCCTGACTCCATGGCTTTTCTGATTGCGCCTGCCAGTTCGGTACGCTTCCATGGCCACTGTCCGTTCTTTTCCAATGCCTTCTCATCAATTTCCACGATCACAATGTTATCCGATACCACCTTGTCCTGCTCTCGTTGATAATAATCCAGACCCTTGAGACGCATTACCTCAATGGGATATGGGTTGGTAATACGGAGACCCACAGCAACCGTGAGAAGCATAAGACCAACAAGAAGGATTCTGAATGTGTGTTTGTTCATTTCTGAATGATGTTTACCTTAAGTTTATCTCCGAAGTTGAGTGGGTATACCGTAGTACCATTGGAGTCGGTAATCTTAAATGTTGCGCTTGTGTCGGCTTTTAATTTATACTGAATAGTCCCTTTGGATGTCGAGAGATTCATTATAGCGTTTGTACCGTCGGTTGTAAATCCATTATTGACGGTGGCGGTGACAATAAGAGTGGGTAATGTATTTGTCGGTGTTGCAACGGTGACCTCTGGATTCTTGGAGATAACCTCTGCTACGGCTTGCAGTATTTCTGGTTGCATTGCCTTTACATCAATAATGGCGGTTTTAGTTTCCTCAATAGGGCTTTCTTCAGCCTTAACCTGAGTAGCCGCACTAGGCTCGACCTGAGAAACCGCAGTAGGGGAATCGCTCTTGCCGCTTGATTTTTTGTTTGGTTTATCATCTACGGAATCCGATGTATTTGCCTGCGTCTGTTTCTTTGCTTCTTTGACGGCACCAGTGACGGGTTTTGGAGTTTCAACAAGAATTAGATTATTGATTTTGCTTTCATCCTGGAAATTAAGTACAACGGGATTTGTAGGAATTGATTGCATAGATGAAATAAAGGTCGCCTGATATGCCTGAGTCATAAGGACACTACCCGCTGCATTTGAAACCTCGATCACACCTACGATGCCCGGTGTCGCGCTATACTCGGGGCGCGAAGGTAACAGAATGACAAGACTCTTACCATCCTCCGAAACCGTCATTGAGAAGTCGGTACCGCGAACAGAAATCTTTGCCGTAGGAGTTTGGACCTTAATGTTTTCTCTGCTGTTCTTTGCAATCATGCCCGACGCATAACGAACGGTACCAAACGCCGTCTTCATTCCGACCTTACCCTTACCACTTGCAGGATCATACACGAATTCATCAATCTTGAGCTTCGAGAACTCGGTTATCTGCATCAATGTATTATCTTCAAATGTAATGGATACCCGAGCCTTTAATGTCTCAATGGTATCATACTGTTCTATCTCGGTTCCGATCTTACCTTCCAGCCTATCATTACCACGAACAATCTGAGTGGGTCCGGTAACCTCGGTCAGTTTTCCGACCGAGGCACCGGCTTCAGATACAAAAATAACCGCAATCAAAAACAGTACTGCGGCTATGCGCATACATTAGGGAGTCGGAGGCGAGATAGTGGCAGTTGGATTTGCTGCACCATAGTTCGATGTACCCGTGGTCATAATCGGAGCAGCAGCCGTTGTGGTCTGGATAATCTTAACGGTATTGTTGCTACCAGTTAAGCTATAGACGAGGGTCTGTTGTTCCACACCAGCCTGATAGACGGTGAGGTTGTTCGTGCTACCCAGGATGGTAATATCTTGAAAATGCCCACCTTTCTGAGTCGACGCGCCGACGCTTCCGATCTGAGTAGATTTAACAATGTTTGAATTACCAGTAATGTTGTAATCAATCCAGTTGTATGAAGCATTTTCAAATCCTAATTTCAGTGTATTTGAGTTACCAACTACGTCGATGGTCACATCGCTGTTCGCAATGGTCGCCTTCGATGTATCAGTATCAGAGGTGTGATCGACGCTTACATCCTTATTCACAGTGAGTGAATTTGTGTTTCCGACCAATGACACATTGAATGTATTGCTGGCACCGTCCATGAAGTATTTCTGAGTGTTCGCATTACCGGTAACAACTGAAAGTAAGCTCAGGTTGTTGGCTCCGATAATAGAAAAATCAGTATTGTTGTTGTCTCCCATCTGGCGTGTTTCAAAGGTGATATTGTCACCCGTAATGTTGCTTGGTGTTCCAGACGAGCCAATTTTATTCAGGCTACCGACCTGAATAAGGGTTGTGGTACCCGCGGTTGTGATCTGATTGACATAGATTTGATTCTGAGCAAAGGCTGGAGTGAATAGCATAAGCCCAAGAATGAATCCTAGTATTAGTTTTGTTTTCATTTCTTTTTAGCGTTATTGTTGGTTGCGTCTTTGAATTGCCAAAGACCTGCTGTTTGCCCCTGCTTAATAATTTCAATTACTGCCTGATCAATAGCGCTCCGTACGGCAATGCCATTCGGTTCATTTGCAGTGAGACCAAGTTCTGATTCAATCGGGGTTGTTCCGTGATCATAAAATTTAAATAAATTGCCCGAGAGGGCAATGCTCGTAATGGTTTTAGTAACAGCCACGCTCAGTAGGACCTCTCCCGTCTGAACGCTTACAAATCTCAGTGAGACCGTTACTACGTCCTTACGATATTGAGTGCTGCCGGAGATACCAAGAACACTGGCGCCCGCGCCTCCCGTAAGGATATTGCTATCATATCCGATGATGCCGCCTTGCGCTATAATGCCGGCAAATAACATCGGGGTGAGTTTCTCGGCGTCTTTACCGAGGAAAGTTTCTCTTGTCTGTGAAATAAGTTGGCGTTCCTTAATGATGTCATCAAGGCTTGCACGTTCAAGTACCTGAAACCATGCGCCATTACTTGCAAGACGTAATGCATCTATGAGCCAGCTCTCCGCGCCCTGCGTGACGGCAGAAGAGAATGTGGCATAGGCGTCTGCGGTCTTTCTCTGTCCCGTCTTATCCGCAAAGCCATAGACTGCAATTGTCATCCGAGGACCATCAATTGGTGGAAGCTCCGATAGCTGCTTTGCCAATGGGGATATCTGAACCTTGGGTATCTCGAGAATGGTGGGCTTGGATGGTACCGAAGCACAACCCCCGATCAACAGAGACAGTAAGAGTATGGAAATAAATTTTACCATTGATCAGCCGCCGGCGGGTTTCAATGTTCCCACAGGAACCTGAATCGTTGTAGTATTACCGGTTGCAGGATCAACAATGTAAAGAGTCACCATATCACCATTCTTTTGCCAGGTGACTGTCGATCCACCCTGAAGATTAATGATACCAAAGTTGGCTCCATCCGAGTTAAAGATGGCATCCGTGACCTGAGATGCTAGTTGAGAATAGATTCGAGCCTGCAGGTTATTAATGAATGCATTGAGCGGTGTATTTTGCGCCGCCACTTTTGCAGTTTCAGCGTCTGCTTTTGCTTGATCTTTGAATGATTGCTTTCGGGTGCGTGCAAGGTTTTCAATGGTGATTTGATGAGAAGAAAATCCAACGCCGTTAAACATTGGAGACTTAAAACCATGCACCATATCCGATGCAAAGACAACCTTAAACAGGAGGGTGAGGAGTAGGAGTAGGAGCAGGTTTTTCATTGTTGATTGATGCGGTTGGTACGACATGCGGACCTCCGCGTTGCATTTCGATGGCTGTATTAATCTTTTGCTCTAATCTAATTAGATCATTATCAAGCATACGAATTCGGTCAATCAACGCAATCATAGTTTTCTTTGCTTCCGACAGCTCAGAATTAATGTTCTCCGTCACAAATTTCCAAACAAAGTAAATAAAGTAACCCATACCAGCGGCAGCCATCATTGGCATACCGTACTGGTTGATCATCTGTTTTAATTCAATAGGATCCATAGTTTAATCCTTTCTGGCATCCGTCTTACCATCACTGCGTGCCAGACGTTCAAGGTCGACGCGTAATCCGAAACGTGATGAGATGAGTGCATCAATACGAATAAGGTCATTATTCATTGTACGCACACGGTTGTTCAACATCCCGGCAAGACCATTTAATGATTTTACATCATCCACAACTCCAGCAAGGATATACTTGAGGAGAATGACAATGAAGACGCCGCCAGCAATAACTGCTGCAACAGAGAATCCAAGGTCCGCAAATGATTTCAGTGTTTCAAAACTCATTATCCGTTTACAATCTTAGAAATCTTAGATTCAAACTCTTCGATCTTTTTAATACGGTTGGGCCATTTAATGTATTCCTTCTCGGGGTTCTTCTTCAGATTCTGGAGGAGTGGAAGGATTGCTTGGTATAACCGATTCAATCTGTCTTCATGATGCGCAGCAGCCTTCTCGGCTACGTCAACTTGTTTTGTTACGTCAAGTTCATCTTCGGCGATCGTTGTGAAACCAAAGTCAAAGGGATCTATAGAATTATTTGTTGCCATGGTAATAAGAGTGTAAATAAAAATGCTACCTCATCAATAAAGACAAGGTAGCATTCAGTATTGCTATTTATAAAATAAACAGTTTGTAGTATTACAGTATTTGAATCCTATGAGACATTATGTTGAATAGAGATACATTATAACGTATCTATGCAGTATGTAAACAATAAAGCGCCGTCGTATTACTTAGTTTTAATGAATGAGCTAGCTTCTACAGGTTTGAATATGTTCTTGATACCGCGTGTTTGAATGGCGCGAAAAACGAAATATGGCCACCAGATGATTTTTGGAATCTTGACGACCTTAATGTTGGAGTCGGTAATCACAGGAACCTCAGCGTCCCAGACTTTCAGCACAAGCGGTTCGCCGCTCACAGAGTTGGTGAGGTTGATTTTACCGTTACGTGTTGGCGGGCGACCGATGTACCAATAGTTGTCGTATTGGCCAAATTCAATATCACAGTCGGAGCCCGATGTCACGAATGATACCTCATTAATTGAGTAACCATTGACTGAACCCTTGATGGTAATGCCATTCTTGCGTGGAGCCAGGACGGTATTGTTGAACGTATAGTTTGAACCTCTTACGGCATCGATGCAGTCTTCCTTGCCGCCTTCAATGGTGCAACCATCGACAACAACATTGGTGCAATTGGAGAACTTAAGGACATCGGAGGTTTGAGTCCAATCATCCGGCGCAATGACCCGATTGGAAATTACTGTTCCGTCCTCACCAGCGTAGGACTCTAGGTTTTTATCGGCAGCCATGGTTAGAATGATACTGGCACCATACGAAGGTTAACAGTACCGAAGATGTTTTCGGCTGGTAGTTTTCTGACAAATACAGTTTCGTATGAACGAAGGGTGAAGCTACCAGTGATATTTGCGCCAGCATCTTTTACAAGAACAGAAGCATCGGCATTCGTGTTATTGTACACCCGAATGAGAGTCTTTCCACTGAAATTTTCACCGCCGGTTCCTACTGCAACTTCCTGTGATAATACTTTGAGAATTGTTGAGACCATAGAATTAATTGTTTGAGGTTAAGTCTATCTATTTATAAACATCGGTCGGTTATAAATAGGGTTATGCGTTTTGTCGTTTCATTATTATTTGTAATGAGTCTGACTGGTTGCACCATGCTCGGTGGGTTAAAGATGCCCAGTCTTGGCGGAGGTAAAACCGGAGACTCTGCCGGATCCGTAGCTGCTGCTCAAAACACTGCGGAAGCCGTTGACCGTATGGCAGAGATTAGTAAACGGAATGAGGAAGCACGCAAAGCAATGGAAATAGAGTACGCTAAGTTCCGTGAACAATTGACGGCAGCCTACGCCAACCGTGAAAGGCTGGACAATGAAAATTTTGACCGTATCTCCGAGATCAACTATGGTATCTTTAAAGCCACAGAGGATGTTACCAAACTAGATGCTCGGGTACTGATTGCAAATTTAAAGTCAAAGGAAAACATGGCTCGGTTGATGCCGATTGGTGAAGCCAAGAAGAAAGAAATCATTGCCGAACTTGAAGGCGATCGTAAAAAGCTCGAGGCTGAAATCGTAAAGAAGTACGAAGTTAGAATTAAGGAAGGCGAAGCCGCTGCTGCCGCCTATGAGGAAGCCGATAAACAGGTCAAACTCAAAGAGGCCGAGAAAGGTAAATTACGCGATCAGCAAGCAACCATTCTTGAAAAGCTAAGAGCCGATCAGGAAACCGAAAGGGAAAAGCTCCGTAAAGAAGCAGCAGATGCTGTCGCCATTGCCAAAGAGAAACAACGCCTCGAGATGGTCGGCTGGATTGTAAAGGCTCTATTGGGTGTCGGAATTGTAATCCTAGTGATTGGCTTCCTCATGAAGTCACCCACATTTATTGTATCTGGTATTGCAATGCTGGGTCTTGCGTATGTTGCAGCCACCATTCCATTCTGGGTAGTCGCAACTATCATGGGAATCTTTGTGATTGTGATGGTAATGATGGACCCAAAGACGGGCAAGATTTCATTACCAGGCAAAAAGAAAGCGGAGTCAATTACGACTCCGCCTGCTCCTTAATAGCCAGTAACGGCTGAGGGTCACTCCAGGTCGTCAAGAACGACTTTGGCTGGGTTTGTTCCTCCTACAATTACACAATTGCGGTATTGCTCCAATGCCTCCCGCAGCTTTACATTTTTTCCAATAAGATCATCGGCGTGCTGCGAGTGATGATCCACCCAGTTCTGTGCAATGCGAAGTTCAGCCTCGGCTTTCTCGGCCCACGCTAGCGAATGGATCGCGGCCGACTTTTCGATTCGTAGCTGCGCCGTCAATTGCTCCACCTCAGCGCGGAGGTGGGTGAGTTCAGCGGTAACGCAGACTGGGCAGGCAACTCCTGCTTTACGTTCTGTGTCAGTATGATGGATGCATGTATGCGCCCAACTACCGAGTGCTTTCAACCGCTCGTTCTCGGTACGAAGACGGGCGATCACGCCCCACGGTGCTTCAAGCCGGTTGTCGGATTGCTCGCAGGCTGAACGCGGTTCACATTTCAAGACCTCGGCAATCATTTTAACGTAGTCGCTTTCTTGTGCGCGGAGGCGGGTGATAGTGGCGTAGTGGCTTTCGGCCAAAAGCCCCGCCCCACGAGTTGTTTCTTTGAGAGTTTTTTCCAACACCTCGCACTCCGCTTTCGCGGCGGCGAGTTTTGAGGAAGCACTGAATAATGTTTTTAGCTGTTCCTTATAGGTCACTTGAGTTTCATGCGGAATAAGAGCATCCACTCGTCCAACAGTGGAATCATCCCAATGACCTACTGCCAAATTTCCTAACGCAGTTAGTTCAAGATTTAATTGCTCCACCTTGGATTCGGCTTCGCGTTTGTAGCGCATTTGCTCATCGGCGGAACGATTGGAAATTTTAAGTGCGGTTATGTGATCGGCAAGTTCATGCTCGGCTTTCTCGGCGCGAATCAGAGCGGCGTCACGTTGCTTCATTAACTCGGCTACTTTCTCTTCCGCAGTAATTAGGTTTTTACTATAGTTTGATGCGTACATAAATTTAAATAATATAAGGTCCACAATTCGCAAAATCATTAGGAGACATAACTTTTGGGTTAACTATATCTATAGCACCAAGAGAAAATACCCTATCA